GCTTGATATTGAGTTATTGAGATAATGTAAGGAAAATAATTTATGACACAACGTGTCTTACTTAAAACCTTTTAAAAATTCAAAAATTCAATCAAACTAATTAAAGAAGCTAGACCGAAGTCTAACTTTAAGTTAGTTCGATCATAGAAAACATAAGTATGTTTCCCACTAGTCGCCTCTAGTGTAAATTTTCTCGTAAAATCTTAACGATATGTTTTAATAAACATATAAACTTTAAACAGCAGTTGCTACACCAGCAAAATAAATTGTTGGAGGACCACAAAATGCATATAAGGTAAAATCATCACCACCAGCAAAAAATATATCATAAGTCAATAAATCTGCTTCACCATTTGCTGATTGAAATGGAATAGAAAAAGTCACACCATAATCCGTATAATTTCGAGTTAATATAGTTCTGGTGTTTCTTGATCGTAACCCATACATATCAGGTAATTCTACCTCAGCTATAGTTGCTTGCAAAGCAGAGCCACTAAAAGATAGACCCATACATTGGTCCATCATATATTGATGAATTGATGTTGATGTTGCTGGTGCATTTACATACCCGGCATTATACACGGTTCCCAAAGTACGCGTTGCATATAAATCATTATTACTATTTCCAGCCCAAACTCTTGCTCTAAATTTTAAACGTGTAGACCCGCTAACAGAATAGTAAGCAGGTAACATATATCCAATAAGAGTAAAGCCTCTAGTATGACGAGCTGCACCATCATCCCATTTTAAATAAGGAAATCTAGGTTGAAATGTTTGGAAATTAGCAACAGCAGTAGCTGTTTGATTTTTAAATTCTCCTAAATAAAACGTATAACGTTTTAAAAGGGGTCTCAAAGAACCAACAGCTTCCCCAAAAACTTCTGGTACAACATATGATGTATCAACAGAAACCATAGAGTCACCAGATTGAATAATTGGAGTATATACACCCGCCACAGCTTGAACAGTAGCAGCAGGAACTGCAGCTTCAGCATGAGCTACATAATCATTATAAGATGCATATCGTAAATTAGTTGCTGATGGACTAAAAACTTTAAAATTTTTACCTGCCTTTACTTGTATTAAACCAACAACTGATGCACCAGATCTTGGTGCTACTAATTGTTGATCAACATCAATAAACAGAAAACCATTTACAGAAGTATTAGGAGTTGTAATAGCAGTAGCTGAACCAATAGGTTGTATTGGTCTAGAAGGAACATATGCATTCCATGGTACTGTAAATTCAACTGATGCTCCTGGTTCAACTTCTAATAAAGTTACTAATGTAACATTTAAAATTGGATCTGTAATTGTTGCTATTTGATTCCAATAAACACGAATTTTACCTCTATGAAAACTTGATGCAAAAAGAGTTATTTTATAAATAATATCACCTGTCCATCTTGAAAAAGGTAAAGATGCAAAAGATAATGGTGTTTGCAAAAACCCATTACCAGATGCAAGCATAACTGCTGGTGATACATATTGTGAATATAAATTAACACCAGTTGCTTGTGTTGTTAACATAGTAAAACTTGATTGAAACCCATAAATATTCGTTATATACGCTAATGCTAATTCATCAAATGGAGAACCATTAACTGTAATACCATCAACAGATTTTGAACATTTTGGATCCATAGCTAAGGAAATAGATGTATCACCACCTTCAACAGTAGCAAATTCACCATTATTACGTGGTATAGTTATTTGATAATCAGTTAAAATTAATGGTCTAGAGAAACCAAAATATGCTGCTACACTAGATATTTTATCAGCTATAGTTGCCACACCTCCGGCAATACCTCCAATAAAAGGAACATCTTTTAAAGCATTACCTGCATCTGCAAATTTACTTGCTATAGCAGAAATTTTAATATCTTTTCTATTTTCTTTTGTTTTAATTGATGCTTTACCAGATTGTGCTACTGGTGATGCTAATTTAACATCTTTAATATATGCATAAACATTAATTGTAAATACTGGAGGTGTTACACTATTTACATCAGTTGCTGAAGCAAAACTAGTATATGTAACTGCATGATCTGTTAAACCTATTGCTGAGGCTGGAGCCATCCAACCTCGTTCACTAAAATATGGAATATCCAAATCATAAGTTACATCAACGCCATAATCTAAAACAAAACCATAATTATGATTAACCACTGCACAAAATCCATTATATGTTTCATATGTTGTTGCACCAAAAGATGCACCAGCATCTAAACCAACACCTCCAGCTCCGTAAGTAAACGGTGTTGTTTGTTTTACAAATTTTAATGCCATAGTACCACGCAGAAGATAATAGTTTCGTAATTTAGCTGTAACAGCTGCATTACTATACCATAAATTCCATGGATAAAATGTTGCATTTGTATCTGCAATTAAAGTTGTAATTAAAACTGGTCTACGACAAAATTCAACAATATCTAAAGGTATAGGCATTGTTTCTATTACTCTAATAGGTTTTGTATTAGCAGTTTGTAAAACCTCATCAGTTTTTGTTGTTCCTGCAAAACTAGTTAATTCAATAGTCTCTTGTACTACTGTTTCAGTATTGTTAGCAGTTGAGTCATTTGAGGATGACGTTCCTATATTTGTTGTTGTTGCAATTAAATATTTTTCTACAAAGGCTTTGTAATCATTACCTTCAACTTACATTGCGCCTGCTGATAACAGGCAATAATCAGTATTAACATCCAGAACTGTAATCTATTCCAGTGTGTGAGTTTAAAGACATCGTTGGTCTAAAGACAACGTATTAAGCCATCCAATCTTGATATTCTCCTTTATCATATATTTCTAAAATCTCCTCATAAGTTTTAAAATGTATGTCTAAATTTGATAACTCAAGATCATTTTCATATATTGCTATAAGATCATTCAAGAAAAACAACTTCTCTTCATAAACTTGTTTGCCATACATGAAATATTGACTTGCTGCTTGTAGAATTACTTCTATAACATATTCACGTTTACTCATTCCACTATTTACAGTGTAAAAAGCTAAACTCTTAAGAATACTCTTTTCAGCAATTGGCGCAAAACACCTATTGTTATCAATTCTAAACTTTCGTTTTAAAAAAGAAATTTTATCTATAGTTACATATTCTAAAGGCCTAGTTTTATCCGAACCATTAGTAACACTATGTCCCAATAAAACAAATAAATTTTTTAAAACTTCCGGCTCAGGGATATTTTTAAGCATTCTATCACTAGGCTTTAAAACAGTATCATCCCCATAAACTGCTAAAAGCATTAATAAAAATGGATCAATACTAGGATCAATCATATAGCATATCATACACCAAATAATTAAATTCCCAATAGAGTTCCATTCTGCTGTACCTCCCCTTCCAGGAGCAGGAACATTAAACAATTCAACCAAATCACCTTTCGACGACATAGTGTATTGTAAATATGTTTCTGATAAACCTTTCACCTGAGTCATATGATTAATATAATTCTTCAACGTAGCAATAATTCTCTCTATAACCTGAGAAACTGCCCAAGTTGTATCATTTGTTACATCATAACTCCCAAAATCAGCATCTAGTAAAACATTATTAAGAAAATCCAACTTTTCAGCAGGAGATAAATAGTCATATAATTGCATCCACTCAGGACCCAAACAATTTAAACCTATTTTTATAGCACATTTTTTACGGTTACTAATTATATTTCTAAAAATAGGTAAATACAACGAGTTAGCCATAATCAATTGTGGCATTGGTGTACTACAAAATAATCTAACATTACCACTATCAATTTTCACCTGACTAACAGGTTCATCTTTAGGATTTAAAGGTATAATTGAATTAGGATTCAATTTTAATTGAAAACATTTATTCATAGACATCAACATTTCACAAATTTCTTGATCTAATATTTTCAATCCATTATCCTGATTTAATATATACTTTTCTTTTTTCCCTTTAAGAGGAGCTCCAGCAGCAGTTGAAATTTTAATGGCTTTTAGGCCCTCAGCTGCATTAAGAACCTCCAAAAGATTATCTGGTCTTGTATCTGGATCAATAAACGGCAATAAATAATTAACAACACGAGTGATAACACACTCAAGCATTGATAAAGATTTAATAGGTTTTGGTAACATTGATTCAAACATTTTCTTCAAATATGGTGAGATATACTCATCATTTTTAGTAAATGCTCGTAATATTGGAATTTCTAAATCCATCAACTGTAATCCATTAAGATATGGATGCACTGGTAACTTTACCAACTTAGAAGTTGGAGTTCCTGTGACTAAACTGGAACAAGTACCTAATACATTACCACACCAATGATCATTCTTTAAATGAAATAACTCAGATCTTTCAGATAGATTCTCTATAACCAATGTTTTACCATAAGTTGTAAACTCATCTAACATAGAATATCCTTCATATTTTGATTGTGTAGATGGTAATAATGTTGTAAAAACACTACCCCACCCTAAATTATCGCTTTCAGATCCTAAACAATGTATTCCTACACCATTAAAAGTGTCTTCAGCACATGATACGATAAAGGAACCACTAGTTCCACCTACCATATCAGGTGCACAATATTTCAAAAATTTTCCTTCTTTTCCAAATAATTTATCAACATGAATGTCAATATCATAAGTTTTGTTAAATCTAAATAAATAACCTTTACCAGGTATCAAATGATCTTTAACTAAATACTTAGATAAATCTTTTCCACGCTGTAATAATGGTATTACTACTGCAACTATATCATCTCCCAATTTAACAGAAGATGTTGTGTCACAATAATATAAACCACTTTTATTAATTGGTTTTACATTATCAGGATACGTTATTAACATACCTAAATCAGTACTTAAAGGTAATGAATGTTCATTACAAATTATTATATTTGAACAAATATTTATTCCTATAAAAGCACTTTTAATTGAAGGTAAAACAATTGAAACAATAGCTTTTTCAAACTCGCGCTTTCGTGCTAGCTTAAAATTGCTATCTACTTTTTCTATACTATAAACATCAGTTACTACAGGTCTAGTTGTGGGATTAACCATAACTTGACGGGGTTCACCAAGAGGTTTTAAATGTAGAAAACGATTTGTTTCAGTAAAAATAGTTATATCCTTTATATTGGCGAGAGTTTGTCTCTCCAATTTAGAACCAACTTTTTCAAAATAAGTATTAAATAATATATAGCTTGTCATTAGTATTCCTAATGTGCCTAATATTGATAACACCATATCTCTAATAAATTGTTTAAAATCATTCTGTAATTGTATTAACACAGCTAATGAGCGCCCAGTAAGAGCTCCCACATCTGCCATATTATTTTCAAAAATTTGTGTTGAATGATTAATAGAATCATTAATATTATTTGCTGATCTAATTAAATTTGAAATTCCAAAAAAGGAACGAACAAACAAACTAGTTTTCAATATATAATACCAAATTAATTCTATAAAATAATAATAATATAATAATAATTCTCTCGGTATATATTCCATCATAAAGCTTTGCGCTCTATAACAAAAAATAAATAATTTAATAGGAAATCCAGCTTGTGGCTGTTCTTTCCTATAAAAATCATATAATTTTTTATACCAAGATTGTTTAACAATAATTTTAGGTCCAGCTATTACACAGGAACAGGTTAAATATGGTGCCTTGTGAAAAGTACACATACCTCGCCTAATACCTATATTTCGTCTAGATACAACAGCATCGTGCTCACGTGTTTGGTGATCCTTTGCAAGGATTCCCAAACATGCAATCATTTCACGACCGGTTAAGATCGCTACTTCATTTGCTAAATGTAGTGGCACAACTATTTTATAAATTGTACCATCAGCATTATGAATTTGATAATCATATGATGAACCATTAATTACTATCGTTAAAACATTGTATTTAACAGTATCTTTAAAAATTAAATCAGGATCATACTTTGCTGGAAAATGATTAGGTTGAAGTTTTACTTCAACAAAAACAAATCGTCGCAAAGGAGCACTTTTAACATAAAAAATATCTCCCACTTTCAAATCAAGAATATTACTTCCCCCAATAAATAACTTTAAAGGAGAAAAAACATTTCCTTTTTCTTCGAGTGAAGCTTTATTCATACAAACTGGTGCAGAATCAATAAATTTTAAAAAATCCATTGGTGTTTGCACATAATCTGGTTGTCGACTTACTAAATCTGGTAATAACGCAATTTCTTGTGTAGTCCAATTAGATAAAAATTGATCCTCTGTATTTAAATTCACCCTATTATTTGTATCAGAATTTATTCCTAATATAGCACCTAAATAATGTGCTGTATAGTTAATTAAATCTGATTTTCCACATTTTGGATCTCCATAAAAAACAAGAGCAAATGGAGTTTCTCTCATTTCTGCATTATATGATCTACTCTTATAAAGTTGAACTATCTCGAGAATTTTAATTCTCATCGAATGTAGCATACCTCCTGTATAAACGGGAGATTTACTATTTTTCGACACTAATAAACAACTATCAATAGTTTTAATTAATTGTGTACAATGAGTAAAAAATAAATCAGTAATAATGTTATCACAAACATACTCTTTCTCAGTCATCCAATGGAAATCAATATGCTTTGAACATAAATCTGTATAATCCATATGTAATTGTAAATATTTATCAGCCTTTAAAAAAGGTGACAAATTTCCAGCATATATACATTCAAGCCCAGTAGCAAAAAGTTCTCCAACTAAGGAGAACAATTCACTAATATTGCCCAAAACAGTAATAGGTACATTAATTGATTCTATATAATTTTTTAAAGATAATAACTTTTCAGTTCCAAAACATATACTAACAATAGGAGCAAAGAAAACAAATGAAAAAACATTTGAAATTCTTGATCCTATAATAGTTTCACTAAATTTCATGTCAGTCTTCATAATATATTGAAATAATGTATCAATTATATTAGTAGCCTGAGGGAGAGTAAATTCTTCCACAAGTGAACTAATTATTGAGGTAATTATATTTGAAATTTGTTCAAAAGTATAATTATAAGTTAATAATAATAATGATGTTGTTGAGACATATCCTCGATGAGAATTACAATCAGACATTGCAGTTATATATGAAGCAAATCTAATAACTTCTTTTGGAAATTCTAAATTTTGCTTTTTATATTTATGCTTATCACGTAAAGTTCTTTTAGACAATTCATAATCAACCAAATTCATATCATCATAATTAGGTATAATAAAATCGTCAACATCAGCAATCATAAACTTACTCTTTTGAGTATGCTTATTCTTATTTACAACTAAATCTCTCTTCGATCCTGTAATTCCAGGGTATAAATCTTTTAGGTCTTTGTCAATTTTCCTTTTAACTTTATTACTAAAATTATTAGGAAAAGGATTTCCATTATCCTTTTGAGGTAATTTCTTATCCTCATTAGGTATATCCCGCTTATTATTATGTAAACTAGATATATTAAACATACACATAATATCATATTGTTTTCTATAAAAACAATATGAATCCCATGATAAATGAATTATAATTGAGAATTCCAAAGGCATAACAGAGAAACAACCCAGCATAAAACCAATTAAAAATGTTTTATAAAACGAACGCAAATGTTGAGAATGTAATATTATTAAAATATATAATGTTGCTTTAGAAAACATAAATAATTCTTCAAACAATATAACATTAAACATCCACATAAATAACATTTCACGATGATGTAAAAATATATCATCAATAACATCCAAACAATTTTGGATAGTTATACAACGATTTAATAAATAACCATAGATAGTAGGATAATCACGTTTTAAATATAAATAAATCAAAGTGCAAAATATACATTGTTGTAATACAAACTGCACAAGGAAAAAATTAAAGTATGAATTCCTAATTGGATTAAAATAAAACCAATCAAGAGTTATTGTTGGTACAAGATCATTAAAATAATCAAGAACTATTTTAGAATAATTAGTTTCTGGCACATTAAATTGTTGAATATTTCGAGAACCGATCTCAAGCCCTTCTATAACAGAAGGTGTTAACATAAGAAGTGGAAACAAATTAATTCGTGTATGCTTTCCCAAAAGCACTATATTCCGAATCCGAGCCACAAAAAATCTTGTAGCAGTCTTACTAAAATGATAAGTACAAGGTTCTAAATGAACTTCATAACTATCAGTCGCTTTACTAACAGGTAAAGACCATAACAAAATGATCAATACTATTTTAATAAAGCTAATTCGTACAACAAAAGTATCATAACCGTTACCGGCAATTGATTTGAACGGCTTCACGTTCACCATTTCCGAGGAAGATTTAGCTTCCTCACACGCAAATTTGCGTGGCATTATTTGAGCTGACGAGGCTTAGTTAAATTAAAACGTCTATCGTATTCCGCCATTAAGTCGGATTTCTTTAATTTAACGTTCTGGTACATGCTAACAATTTAAATGTTAGTCCCGCAAGGTCCAGTACTATTCACCTTACATCGTTTTTACAAGCGCTCAACGTTTAAATAAAAGATTACTAGTCCTTTATAAAACTTTTTAATAACTCTATGAAAGCTATTACTTGCATTATTCTAGTTTTAATACTAGTTCTCACATAAAATTCCAAACCTTTTGATCGTTTGCTATCAACAAACAACTGATTTGGTTTCTCAAATGATTTTGTAGATATGTTGATAAGACATATCCGTGTATTTCTATCTAATACACATAATAAAATTAATAAATGTAACATCAAGGTTACAAATATACTCTCAGATAGAAAACTCAAAGGGTTGGCGTACTCAATCCTGTAAATCTATACATATAATATAGTAAAATTAAATTAGTAAATTAAATATTCGTAAATATCTAAAATAGCAAAATAAAATTAGTACTTATACAAGTAAACTTAGTTCGAGATAAAACTCCG